TTTTCTGATATTCAATCCATGACGGTTTTCATGTTACAATACGGCGAGTTTAGGAGCAGTATTTCCAAGACTTTTGCTGCACGGAGGCGAGCCGTACAAAACGCCTCCACCATTGAAGAAGTGGTGGTAATATGATCGCAGATATCGATTTTGTCAGTTTAATTGAAAGATTTGGGGTTACCCTTACTTTTCTTGTTTTTCTTGTCTGGTGCGTGTATCGGGGTGGCAGTTGGGTTGGGGTTAATATTCTCCTACCATTGCACCAAAGACATATGTTGTTCATCGACAGATTGGAATCAGGAATCGGAGAAGTGACAAAGGCACAAACCGATTCCATGAAAATACTGACAGAAATTCTGCGACAGACAAAGGAACTGGAAGCACTTCATAGAAAGGGTGACTAATGATTGATTTTCCTGATTCGATGCCAACCGATGCTATCTTACTATGCATCAACAAGATTCGTGGCAAGGAAGATGTAAACAACCGTACTTTTGCCAATGCACTCTGGAATGTCGTTGGCTATGCTGCTGCACAGGCATTGCCTGAAGATAAGACGATTTTTGAAGGTCGTGAGATTGGTTTGGAAGACTTTGCCAGCCTGTTGGATCAAGCTCTGGAACAAAGCAAATTCCACGCCAATGAGGTTACCCTAGGTATCGTACCTTGGGCCTTGATCCTTAAAACCGCCTTAAAGATATTGATTTCCGCTTTTTTATAGGCAGGGGCTGGAAGTGGCCCCAAGTGCGGAAAGAGCATATTGAGAAAAATCCTCAATGTGCCGGATGCTACAAAAAGGAAGCATTGGAAGTGCATCATATCTATCCATATTCATTGGATAGGTCATTAGAGTATGAACCAACCAATCTCCTAACTTTATGTAAACGATGCCACTTCCTATTGGGGCATCTGGACAGTTGGACGAGTTGGAATCCTAGTGTGGAGTATGACGCTCAAGGACAAAAGGAAAGGATACGAAGAAGACCATGAATTTACTCATGCTGCTTGCGATTTTTCATGCACCAACCATTGAGTTGCCCAAGCAAATTTCGGGGCAACCAAATGCGTTTATTACGATTCCAGCCACGACCAAGGCTGGACTTACTGTCAAATGGTTATGTCCTGATCCTGGGCTGAATATGTTTCCTGTGGAACTTTTAAAAGACACTAAGACGCTAGTGGTAACTGGGCCGGAGGGAAGGTTTAGAGTATATGCTTACACATCGGATGAAACTGGCCCATCGGACGCAGCGATGTGTACAGTCCTTGTTGGCAATAGCCCTGTTCCAAATCCAGATAATCCTGATACTCCTCCAAGTCCGACTCCTACTGCATCGGACATTTCTGAGGCAGCAAAAAAGGAAGACAAGGAAGCGGTAAAATGGCTTGCACAGTTCTACGAGGAACTTGCCAAAGAATCACAAAAAGATGAATATAAAGCCGTTGGTGATGTGTTCCGTGCAGCTAAGGTGGCAATTAACAAGCAATTCCGTCCTGATGAACTTTCCAATTTAAGGACAGTCATTGGGAAGAGACTGAATGCCAAATTGCCCCAGGATGCTGACAAGGAACTTGATAAGTCAACTAGAGATTTGATGACTTCTGTATTCACACAGGTAGCAAAGGAACTGAAATGATTGATTACATCAAGTGGGGCGGAAGACAGCATCACAACAATTTCATCAACAATTGGAATTTTGGGTGGAAACCAATCAGTGATCTTCCAGAAGAGCAGCGAAAAGCTTTCAAGTCATCCTTAAAGCCTTTTGAGATCACTGGAGAGGATTCCGATGTCAAGGAGGCACTGCTTTACAAGGTCGTAAACAAGGCTGCTGGTTACGAATTCTTTCCATGGGATCAGAAGACAGGCTCATGTGTAGGACACGGTGCATTAGCCGTTATGGCGACCCTACAGGCCGTGGAAATTGTCACGCAAGGCCAAACCTATGAACAATGGAAACTGCCGTTCTTTTTGTTTAATTATGGGCAATCTCGTAAGCGTGGTGGTTTACATGGTACTGGTGACGGTTCTTTTGGATCGTCCATGGCTGAATCTTGCCGTATTGATGGTGTTCCTCCAATTGAGTCTGATCTTCCACAACCAGTAAAACAGAACGATGGTTCTTGGACTTTTGGTGCTGATGTCGAATACAAGTGGTCGAATGGAGACAAACCGCCTAGAGACTTGTTTTCCGTGGCCAATAAGTTCCGAGTCAATTCCACCAGTCAGTTGAGTAATTCCAAAGAAGTCAAAGCTGCCCTGCGAAACGGGTATCCTGTGACTATTGCTTCTGGATGGTGGGGATTTAATTCCCTGAAAGTTCAACCTTCAGGTACACCATCGGTTCAATTGGCCAAAAAGTCTGATGCATGGGGTCATCAGCAATCTTGCTTGGGCTATACTGAGCATCCCGAATTTGGCCTGATATTTTTGATCCAGAATTCTTGGGGTAATGCCCATGGAACTCCTCCTGGCAATTATGGCGAACCCAAGGGAAGTTACTGGATGAAAGCATCAGACATGGACAAGATTTGTAACGAGGAAGTATTTGCTTTCAGTAATTTTGACGGATACCCTGCACGAAAGATAGATTGGACGCTATAATATCTTTGGTCAAATTTCTTTAGGAGGAAGCATCATGACCAGTTTCATTTTGGCAGTGGCTTTGAGTTCCCAGGTTGTTGATCTGCCTTTCAAACGAGGTGGTTCAAGCTGTGCTAATGGCCAGTGTGGCGTGGCACAACCCGTGGAAACTAAACAGGAAAAACCTGTGGTAAAGCCAGTTGAGATTCAGGAAGAGAAAGTTTTCCGTGGTGGAAAACTTCGTTTTCGTCTTCGTGGCAGTTCCTGCTGCGGTTAAGAAAGGTGTTTTATGTCAAGCATTCCACCTGGAGTTCAGAACTCCATGAATGAGATGTTAACTACTGTTGCTCCTATTATCACAGAATTTTCTGGATTATGTGATGGTAAGATAGACAGAAAAAAGGCAATGGATTTGTTTTATGATTTCATGCAAAAGACTTTGCCACCTCAAATGAGGCCAACCAAAGAATTGGCAACTAGTGTTGTGAAATCCCCTGTCAATGGATACTCAAGTATCCCACAGGTTATGATTGCCATGGTTGTTCTTTTGCAAGAATAGGATGATCTGTTTGTATTAATAAAAACATCAGGGTGGCTTAATGTCACCCTGTTTTTTTAAAAGGTGATGTATGCCTAATATTCAACCAGAAGTTGGCAATGGTATGAATGCCTCTTGGGATTCATCCACAAATTCTTTCGTTGTTAGCAATGATGTTCCATCTTGGATTTGGTTTAGAGTATATAACAGAGTTCAACCTGATACAGAAACACCAATCTATTATTATTATTTTCAAGAAGTAGAATGGAATGGTGGTTCATTTAGTGATAAAGAAGGTGGTCTGAAATTAAATCAAGCGACTCAAAATTCAGGGCCAAAGGCATTTCCAATGCCTTTTATTTTTGACAGAAAAGATTCTATTCAGCCAACCAATGATTTTAATATTCAATGGGGATGTATTGTTCCTGCTCAATACATGGGTACTGATCCAAAGGATGGCCGTGATGTTTATTATTTTTGGTGTGGAATAAACCCCAATAACAGATATTTTATAAGAATTGATGTAAACCAAGATGGTGGCCCGATCATGTTTGGGTCAAGATATTCGGCCACAGTGTGCTATGTAAATTCATACTCAGACCCAATTATTGGTGGGGGTTCAGCCAAAGTTTGGGCTGTTGAACAAAATGGTTCTCCTCTCTTGCCTGGCAAGGTTTACAACGGATTTAGCATAGGATATTGGAATCCAGGTAATCCAATCATACCAAATGCAATCAGTTACAATGATGACAGACCACTTGTTCTTTGTGTAAAACAAGGGTCATCAGGGCCAAATGCCATTAAGGTTGTTACTGGTGCAACCAATAATGGTGGATCATTGGTTTTTACTTATGCTACTTTTTGTCCGGATGAATATACAGCAATATTGCAGCAACAATCTCAAGGTTTAAAATTGATTGATTTGCTTGATACTCCAAAAAATTATGGGACAGCAAATCAGCTTTTGGCGACTAATGGGGCTGGTTCTTTTTTTTATATAAATAGCTCAAGTGTTGGCATTCAATGGCCAACTCCACCATTAACTGGCTCATCATTAATTCTAATAAATAGTGGCGGTGGTATATCCAGAGGATCACAATCCATTTCTTCAGCAAATATGTCTTTAGATATCTCTGGAAGCTATTTGCAAGGTATTACCATAAAGCTTAAAAACGACATGGAATACCCCGGCCCTAATATGTATTACGGAACAGATTCAAATGGAGTAAGAGGTTGGTATCCTTTACCATAAAATATGTTTAATCCCAATACTTATACCCAGTTCCCAGACCATTATGCTGATCAGCAGATTCAGCAAGAATCAGATATTTTTGTCCAAAATAATTTGCAATTGAATTATTTCAATTCGTTAATTAATGGTTATGACCAGAGATTTTTTTGCGTAGACATAATAGATGGAAGCAGTCCTGTTACTGTTCGTGTTTCACCTAATGGTAATAACATTTGGGAAGAACCTTCCACAAATATAGTTTATCAAGTTAATGGAATCGCAGGAGGAACTTGCGAATTTCAATTAAAAATGTTGACTTATGATTATTGCAACAAGTTGATAGCACCCAAAGCATCTATTTATGATGGAACACCAGATCGAGCTTATCATGCTGACGAAATAGTAATTAGAGAACCAAATAATATTTTTCATTTTGATGCATTTGAAGGGCCAAAGGAAACAGCTTGGCCTCGTTTTAATTACGACTTTGAAGATTGGTATGATGAATGGTATCAGTATTGGTCACAAGGATTTAATTATCCTTATTGGTATAACTTTTATTATTCATCATCTGTTTCTGGATGGAATGTATCGGCAACTAATGTTGATTTCAGGCATACTCCGACTTTTATAGATTTTAACTATTTTGGAGTTAATTATGGAACAGCAAGTCCTATTCTTCTTGGAAAATCAAAATCTTCACTGGCTGGAATTTCTTCTATTATGGAATGGAATGTGTCTCAAGATTCTTATTTAAGTCCATATATCTCCTTGTTTTTCCCTCCAAATGCTCAAATAAATTATCAAGCTTCAGGATTTGTTGACAGGGGTAATTTAACTAATTCATCTTGGTTTCAAAATTCAGATGGTTTTAAAATAGTTGGAGCAACATTTGATGGAAGCAATTTGATATTAAGACCATATCTTTTTTCAAACAATGCTGCCCATGTTTATTATGAACCATATGTAATTGATCCCAACGATCTTTATCAATACGAATTTGTTCCATACAATTATGTAATCATACCTCATAATTATTCTCTTTGGCCTTGGATAAATGACTGCTCAAAAATTGAATCAATTTATCCTATATTTGGTTCTTACAATGTTGTGAATGGGACGATATCTACTTCACTTTTTTATTATTACGGCAATTATTACAATTGGTGGTCAGGAACTTATGGATATCCATATTACAATGCACAAGGGTTCCCTTATCTAAAAGCCGGTTTTTTTTTAACGCAAACATCACCAATCATTGAGAACTTCCCTGGCAATTTTTGCAAATATACTTACAAGAATGCAATCATATCATATGGACTTAATACTGGTGCTACAATTACTGGGCCAAATAATTCTTACATAGGTGGTAAATCAATAAGATTCCACTCTAGAGGTGTCGTTGTTGATGTTGAAATTTTCTTTAAAAGAAAACCATTCCCTGACATTGGCTCAATACCAAATATTAACAATGTAAAAAGTTTTGTGGCTTATCCTCAAAACATAAGGCAGCTTGATTATAGAGAATATTCAATAAGAAATCATGTTGTTCTCAATAACAACATTACCACTATTTATCCATTTGTTGCTTATAATTCATTTACATCATATGCTGTGACACAGCAATATGTTAATCCATTTGAAGGTTATTACCCAAAACCTTATTATCCAACCAATCCACTAACTTATACATATTATTATGCTTATGCACCATTTGAATATGCATTTAATCCAGTCATATGGAACAATTATTCTCAATCATATGTAGATATACCTTTTCTTTATTACGACCCAAATTATGAAAATTTAAAAGTCCCTCAGTATTACGAAATAGATTCAATACCGCCCTTTGTTTTGTCAAAAGCTGCGAACTACTATTATTATGATCGACTTAGTTATTTGTATTATGCAGCTTATCCTTATTACATATTTAACAATTATTCTATCGATGGATGGGCTGGAAATACTTTGGTTCAATTTAATGGCCAAACATCAAATATGATTTTGCAATTATACTCCAAACCGTTTTCTTCAACATACATTCAAGGAGGTGTATACAGCAGATATGATGTTGAATATAAATCATCTCCTAATTTTAAATTCAATATAAGCACCATTGGTAACGCAAGTTCACAGTTTTACGATGTTTCTGTTATGCGTGATAAATTTGCATCCAGAGGTTTTGGAAAAGGATGGTTTAGTGTTTCAATAAAAAACAGAGGCGATTTGCATTTTTATGATCCAAAGAAAAATGAAATTTATTATGGGTCACTAAATGTCGATAGCACCAATGTCCCTTCTGGTTCTCCAATAAGTGACATGAAAATAGAAGAGCAGTATTTTAGAGGGAATTACTTAATTGACGATTCAAATAGAATTGGGAACACAAATGAATATATGGACATATGGTGGTTTTACAGTAGTGAAAAAAGTTATAGCGTATATCAAAATGGTGTTTATTCTGATGCAAAACCAAAAAATTTATTTAAACCATTTGGCACATATTATCAAGGTAATCTGAATAATACCGATTATTGCCAAGATGGTGTTTATATGGTAACACAAGAAATTCATATTAATGGAATTTACGGCACTCCTACTAATACCAATACTGGATTTAGCAATGAAAACTATAGAACCTTCGACCCAACCATAGAGGTTATTATAGGTGCTTTTCACATAAGCACGGAAAACAATTCTTTTTCAATTGTTGCTGTTCCAGTTTATTACATACCAGATATTGATTGGACTAAGCCATATAAAGGATGTATGAATTCAAGTCTTTCAATTATAACGCAAGAAGATTTAGTTGATTATGCCTCGTATGCTTATTATCCAGAACTTGATGGACTATGTGAGATTTATGTTAAATCAACTTGGTGGGACGACATAGAAAATCTTGTAAAGATATACGGCCCAAACAATCAACAACTTATTTTGAACGAAGATTACGATGTAGAAAGAATCAATGGTGGTTTTTTGCTTGGAGATTACAAAATAAAATTTAAAAATCCAATTGGAAATCTTTACAACAATGAACCTACTGAAAACCCATCAAGGCTTCTTGACGGTTCTTATAAAGTGTTTTGGCCTATTTCTAAAAAAGAAATTCTTTCGTGTGCATCTTTCAATGACAATTATTCTTCTATATATTCAAGACCTGTTACTTATAGTCCTTATTATTACCTTTATAATTACTCAAATTTTTACAATGAATTTTATTTATTAAGCAATAATAAAGGTGGAGTTCAATTTATGAATACTGGTAATGGATATGATCAATTTTCTTCTGCACAAGGAGGAAAAAAGACAATGTCGAACTCCAATGTTGTATCACTAAGTCCAATTGCTTTTTATATAAATAATTGCGTTTTTATGGGAACTGTTAATGAAGGAATGTATGCATTCAAATGTGATATTCTTTTTGTTGAAAAGTTGGAGCAAAATGAACTTCCTATTAACCCAGAAGGGTTTAACAATTTTCTTACAAATGGATTTTATTCCGAAGGTGGCTACGACTATTGAGCCTTCTTTTCCTCAATCTCCGGCTTGGACAGGGCAATCTGTCCTGGGCGAATTCTCTTCATCAATCCGTCCGTTGGTGAACCCATAATGACTTCAAGTTCGTGCTTCTTGTCTACGGCATCATCCAAATCCCTTTGCCAATCGTAGACCTTCATCAACATTTCTGCTGCCTTCATGTTTCCCCTGGCAGCTTTACGCTGAAGCATATGCTTGATAACTGCAATATCGTCTTTAGTCATGAGTCTGCAAAACTCCCGCTTTAGGTCTTGGATATGTCTGTAGTATGGATTGAGGTACATGGTTCACCTATTTGTAATACCTTACAGACCTTGGAATATTACGGTACATGGTTGCTGCCCGTTTTGTTTTCGATACTGCCCGTGTTGGAAACATGATGCCTCTGGCCTTTACCTGTCTAGCACCTATTTTACCTTTAATTTTAACTTTCCCACCAACCACTCTTGCAGCAACGGAGTATTCTTTTAAGGCCGGAACACCTTTACCCCAGTAAACTGATCCACCTCTGGCCTTGGTTGTCATGTACTGGTAGAAGAGTTTAAATGGCACTCTTGGGTATATATATCCTGCCGGACTTCCTTTCCCGAATCGAACATACATGACGATTGCACCAACTTGAGCTATTCCAAACATGGTTGGTACAAACTTGAACATGGTGGCCCATGTTGATGTTGGCTTATATTCCCATTCCTGTTCCCAGGCTTTTGCCGTTGATTCAATATCTTGTGCAGCGACTGCTTCGGTAAGATTTCTCGAACCTTTTCTTTTTGCTTTTTCTTGAAGCAATTTTTTCAGGTTATTAATCGCACCTACTAGGTCTGCCACTTTAACCTCGCAAAATTAATACTTTGTGTATAAAATACAAGGTTAATGATACCCCAGAAAGGAAGGAATATCAATGATTAGTAAGATAGGTGCAGACTGGATGATTGAATCCATAAAGGCTTATGAGTCAGGGAATTACCCACAGGCAATAGCTGCCTCGCTGATTTACACGGCTGAAACTTTGGAAATGATTCGTGCTTTGATTGACCCTACTACCCCACAGGATGCAACTTATCCTGTCATGGAGAATATGCCCAAATGATCGAACAGGAATCATTTTATGAGATGCTGGAAAACATCCAGAGGGGTGTTGATATCAAGCTAGCCATGAGGGCTTTTGGTATTTCCAAGAAAGACCTTGAGCCATGGCACAAAAAGGAAATGCTTAAGGCCAAGGCTCAGGCCACCATCTCCATGCAGCAAATCATTCATGAGCATGGCTCTGAGGATTGGAGAGCATTGCAATGGATCATAGAGCGGAATAATAAAGGACAGGAAAATGGGCAACAACTCGAAGCAGCAATTAACAAACAAATTGCTAAGGAAGTGGCAAAAGGTCTTATCGAGTCCGGCATTGAAGGATCAACTGGATCAATTGGCAGCAATCAAGGAAATAAGGAGGCTGAATCAGAAGACTATAGTGATACCGAGGATTCCCAAGGAGTATTGCGACTACCTAGGAATAAAACTCAGTCCACAGCAGATGGAGATTTTTAATGCGGTTGCTAACGGTGATCGAAAAATTTTGGTTAGATCAGCCCATAATCAAGGCAAGACTTATCTGTGTGCTGTTATCGCTAGTTGGTTTCACGATCATTTTGCACCTTCTGAGGTGCTTATCTCCGCACCCGTAGCACAACAGGTTCGTGACGGTGTTTTTAAAGAACTGAGAAGAATCAGAGTTGGCGATCCGAACTGGATGCCAAAAGCCAATCGTCTTGAAAAAAGTCCCATGCATTATATTCAAGGCCTGACCGCACAGAAGGCTGATGCATTTCAAGGCCGTCACAATCCTGGCGGTTTATGCATCCTATTCGATGAAGCATCCGGTATTGAACCAACCTTCTGGGAGCGAGCAGAATCAATGCTTTCTGCATCCAAAGAAAGTTGTTTATGGTTCTGCATATACAATCCATATGACTCATCCAGTCCTGCCTATTTTGCAGAGCAAGACCCGAACTGGAGGTTGTTTCACCTGTCTGCATTGGATCATCCCAATGTTGTCAATAAGGCTGATATCATTCCCGGTGCGATCAACTATGAGTATGTGGTGCAACGAATAAAGTCCGAATGTCGATCAGCCATGGAGGGCGAAGAAAATGAACCGGCATATTTTGAATTTGAGGGTAAAGGGTGGATGGTCGAAGACCCGCTTTTCGATGTCCAGGTACTCGGTAGATACCCAAGTAAGGCGATCAACTCGGTCTGGTCTGCGATTGGCCTTAGACAGATACTCGATGCGATCCCTGACAATCCACAATGGCTCATGCAAATTGGTGCTGATCCTGCTCGTTTCGGTGATGATCGCAGTTGCATTGTGGTTCGTCATGGCCCACAGATAATTGATGCCAGGGAATTCCGAGGTCTTTCCACCAAGGAGTTTGCTGAGAAGATCAAGGAATACTGCAACAAATATGAACAAGGGCATCAGTCAAGGTACAAGATTCCAGTACTGATTGACGAAGGTGGCGTGGGTGGTGGTGTTGTCGATAATCGTGGCGATTACCTGTTTTACGGTATCAATTCTTCGGGTGAGGCAAGCCGATGGAGAGAGTTTCCGAACATGAGGTCTGCCTTGTGGTTTGAGGCAGCGGAGTTGGCCATGGAGGGGAAGGTTTCCATTTCCAAGCTTCCGCTGCATCTACGGGACAAAATATTGGATGAATTGAGGACTCCAATATATGTGGTTGATTCCATAGGCAGAAGAGTGGTTGAATCCAAGGATGCCATGAAGCGTAGACTAAAACACTCTCCTGACCTTGCAGATGCCTTTAATCTTTCGCTTCTTGCGGTTCCGAAGACTTCGATTGAGAAGATTGTTGGTCGCTTATAACGAGATACATACAACCTCTTTCCTTCGACCTTTTCACGACTACTTCTCCGCAATCCTGAAGATACCTAATGGCATCATCCACGGACTGTCCATTGTGTACGGTCTTTCTCAAAAGCCTCTTGGCATCCGTAAGCTTTATTCCGGTCACCCCAGGTTCTATTTCGGTGTAATTGGATTCGATCAGTTTGATGATCTTGTCCGTTATTTCCCCGAACTTGGTGTCTGATATCATGACTGTGTTTGCGGTCTGTCTTTTGTTTACTTCCTTGACAAACTTCATTCCAGCCATGATTGCCTCTAGTGACAGTTCCTTGGCTTTGATGTCTCTACTGAGTTCCCAGAGACAGGCGATCTTCAATGCCTGTTCCGGAAGTCTGGCACAGGATGCAGCTTTTTCCTCGTCACCCTTCTTCTGATATTCGCTGTATATGTCATCATTTTTCCAGACTTCTTCCTGAAAATATTCCATGGCATCTTCGGTAAGTTCAAGTATTCTTGGATCATTCTCAATCTTGTTGATCGGCTGATTGTCCGTGACATCAACACCCATATCGTCCAGAACCTGTTTGGCATTCTTGGGAACCATGTTTTCATTCATGGCGATCAGCCTTGCAGCGGTGTCTATCAGGTATTCTGGTATAGGTTCCTGAACGGATATACCTCGGATATTCATTCTTCCCCTGATCGATGCCTGAAGGATCAAAAGTCTGTTGTAGAAACCCGACCTGATAAATTTCGGTGACAATGCCTTGAAGTATTCTTCTGGTGTACTGGAAGTCATTACGGATAGGAAAGGATAACGGATGTAATTTTCCTCATCGTCTTCTCCGGCACGAACTCTTCTCTTGATGTAGTTTGAGGTGAACATTTCAAGCAATGATCCCATGACATCGGTATACCGTATGTCTCCAGACTTCATTTTCTCAAGATCAAATGCACCTTCATCAGCCATGAGAAATCTTGGTGCAACCATGACCTTCTCCTCAAGACCTTCACGGCTACCAACCTTGGTAAGAAGAAGATCACCATGATCCAGTTCCATGCATATTCTGGCATTCAATTTTCGTGGGAAATCCTTTCCATTGGCAGTAAGACCAAGAACGACCATATACAAGTTTAACTTCAGTTCTCCTGGCCCCATGACGCTACGGCCAACCAGAGCAGAGAACATACCAAGTGCAGATGCTGCTGCAATTCTCTTCTCTGGATACAGGGCGTTTCTCATGCAGTAGTCAATGTAAGTGTCGATCCATCCTGGAAAAGAAATGGATTCATCCGGTACAATGTCGATAAATTTCTTTATCTTTACATTCTTTCCCTTGGTGGATTCCGTGAATATCTGCTCGATTCTGGATGGTTCAGCCTCATCATCCTTGTGGCAGTACTTATCAAATACACTTCCATAGAATTGCTTCCATTCCTTGGAGCCAGCAGTCCATCCTCTAGAAGCACAGAAGACATAATCTTTAGTAAGCGGTGTGTTTGCGGGAAGTCTCCAGTCATTCGGGGAAAATGACCAGTAACGATCCAAGCCTCCGGCTTTTGCACCACACACCGCATTGGGGGTTTTGAGGTCTGAACTGTCTGGATGCCAGCAGACAAAATAGTCAGGCCTTACTTCTCTTAATGTGTACGATTCTGGAAGTATCTCTGTCCATGGTGTTTCTGCCCTCCATTGATCAATGGCAGATCGTTTGGGAAGGTCATACTTCGCAACTGGTTCAGGATGTGCCGTGGTAAACTTCTTGGTGGATTTCTCATCATAGCAACCGGCAAAAGCTATCAAGAAATCATGCTCTGATGCAGTCAGAAGAGGAATGGTTTCCACTCCTCCATGAACCATGGAATAAGGCTTTATAGTTCCATCGATCTTGCTGATAGCCTTGGAATAGAATCCAACCACATATCCACCAGCACCCTTGGTTTCAATCAAAGGTGGGGCAACTAACTTTGATGACCCTCTGGCTTTTGCTTCTGCAAGCCATGCTCTGCTTTTCTCCGTGGACATGATTGCCAAATCACGGCATTTTGATTTACCCAATGGAAGGTAATAAAAAATGTGCAGACCATCGGAAGGAGTTTGCTCAACGCACCCCTTTAGCTTGTCTGCAAGTTCCTTGTTGGTTACCTCAAGGTCTCCAATGAAGCATGAGGCAATGTCAGGAGAATCGATATCCAGACATTCCAAATCCTTATTCTGATTTGGAACTGGCCCACAATTGATCGCAATACCGGCGACCTGTGGTTGACTGAAATCTATTTCAAGATCAGCCATCGTTTGTGGATTGGTTCTCAATTCCACAATTCTGTTTTGCCTTCTCTGTACTGGAGTTTTATCCACTTTTGCCGAGAAAACCGACAGGCCGTTTTTCGCAATATTAACGGCACACTTTTTAACTTCTTCCATGAAACTTCCCCCTCGATATGCAGACAAAAAAAGATTAGAATGATTGAGCCAGGTTTGCCTTCCTCCCTGGCGAAGGGGGGTGCAGCTTATCCTTTCTCTGCACCCTCCGCAAATTCATATTCATCAATGACCCAAAAGCCTTTCATATTTTTATGAGCAGTCACATATTTTGGTGTTGGAAATTTAATCAATGTTGTCATTTCCATTAGATCGCTTTTTTTAAGTCCATTCTCTCTTAAATACTTATACATTCGTATTTTCTTCAACCATTCGATTAATGGTACTTCCATGTGTTTCATGAGGCTATGATAGGATATTATCGTATCCCCAAGAATGGTATCATGAATTTCCCTCACGCATGGTGGATTAGAGGAATCCTTTCTGTACACCTCATAAATGCTATTGATGACCTGATACCTTCTTTTCTTTGATCTTTTACCACTTAATATGTCTCCAGGTGTTACCCTCATGCTTACATTTATTTTCTTAATTTCCTCATCCTCTGGTTCCTTATATCCGCAGCTTGGGCAGACTTTTAAGCCAACAGAATGAACAAACCCACATTCTTTGCATTCCTTGGTCTTTGGGGTTGGAAGTTCATTGCCGAATTTATCGCATTCATATTCATCGATAGGCCCAAGACGGACGGCATTGTTCCCAAAGTCTAGAATGAGACAGTCTTGCTTCGATTCATGTGTTCTTAGGCCACGACCCACCATTTGATAGAATAGACCCTTACTGGCAGTAGGACGAAACAACACAACACAATCAATATGTGGGGCATCAAATCCTGTAGTGAGAACCCCAATGTTTATGAGCCACCTCAAGTTCCCATTCTTGAAACTACTGATTTTATAGTTTCTCAGCATGGTGTTATCTTTGCCGGTGATCAAGGAAGAAGACTTTTCGCCAAGGTCTTTTAATTTCTGCAATGTCATTTCACCATGCAGAATGGATGTGCAGAACACAAGAATATGCTTTCTTCCCGTGGCTTTTACAATCGCCTCATTGACCGATTCTGTAACAACAACCTGATTCTCCATCTTGGTGTTCAGTTCACTCTGGTTGTAATCTCCATTCCTTATTTTGATTTTCTTCAAATCTTCCAGGGTTCCGATGCCTCTAGTAACCAAGGGACAAAGGTATTTTTCTTCAATCAGTTCATTCACATTAATGTGATAGCAGCAACTGGAGAAGAACTTGTCAGAACCACCATAGATCATTCCAGATACAGTCCTAAATGGCGTTGCAGTAAGTCCAAGGATGTATACATGGGAATTGCGAACCTTGACTGCCGAAATGAATTTACGGTACATCGTTTCTTCATTCGGAGAAACCATGTGTGCTTCATCAATGATGATGTAATCTAATCGGCCAAAATCATTTGCTTTTTTGTATATGGACTGGATACTGGCAACCGTAAGTTTTCTTATCTCTCGGCGATTCATCTTGGCAGCATATATGCCGATCTGATCCGCAGAAAGATTCTCATTGATTGCAACCCTCATGCAGGTTCTATAGGACTGTTCGACAAGTTCCTTTACATGGCTGATAAGTATTCCTCTGGATTCTGGATTGTTTCCAAGAATGGTTTTGATGATCTGTGCCATGATAACGGTCTTGCCACCACCAGTAGGAACACTAATGATGGTGGGTTGACCAGGGTTTTCAAGATGGTGCAGGAAAAAAGCCTGCACCGCATCATGTTGATACTTTCTAAGCTCCATAGCTTCCTCTTAGTTTTGAAAATCCAACGACAGCATTCGTCTCGCCATAACTGTCCGTAGTCTCGATGATCTGGACAAGTAATGGCTTTTCGTAAATCGTTGGCAAATCCTTTTCCACCAAAGCACCTTCAATTCCGCAGGACTTTATCAGCCTTGCCAATTGTCTTCTGGAATCCTGTCTGTACCGTGTATCCACGGCAGAAACATGAAAGTTCTTTGAAATACATTTTCCCTGCTGGCTACCTTGTATGATCACAAAATCAACACATAGATATTTATTTCCAGCCTTGCTGACAAGGAATTCTGCTTTCTGGACGATTGCTGCATATTCTCCAGCAGGGATAGGTTCTAGGTCTTTAGGGTCAAAAATTATCTCAGACATTGGGTTCTCCAAACATAGAGGGTTGTGTTTTTATTGCCTTCCTTCTTTTGATTGGAGGTGTAGCTGGCTTTATTTTCCGCTCTTCCACACGATTCACAGGGTCTGTATCAGATGCCTTTACCACTCTGATTCCATTCTCCTGCTCGATAATGATTGCAGTAGGCGTTCTTGCCGTCCACAATGCTACATCTAAGGCATCTGCTGCACAGTCTGGGTAATCGCTATTAAATGTGTTTTTCCACGATTCCATGTTGCTCCAAGATGGTGGAAAGTGAAACACTTCTTTTACTGGTTCTGGATCAACACCGTAGTGCCAGGCGATTAATTCATCACCTTCTGTTGTCCACTCGGTATCGATTACCGATATGAATTTTGTCCTGTAATACTTATTGGTTTGCACTTCGTCATAGTAAGAGAAAACATCTTTTACGGCCTTGCGGAATTCAGATACATCCATGATCTTATCCATCGTTACCACTCCATTCGGTATTTGATGTCCAGGTTTACTTTTTCGATAACAGGAGAACCAGCAATCGCTGTTGTTGATGCTCCAGTTTCGAGAGAATTTCTTGTGGCCTG